GTTTCCCAGTCACGATCATGGTGTAAAAGGTTTTGTAGAAACCAAAGGGCGATCGCTGTGGGTCGGTGACGTAGGGCGGAAAAAACCAATCGGAGTCAGGGGCTAAGGTACGGGCTATCGGGGAATCGACTTCACGCCGGATGATGGGGAGTTCCGTAGCGCCGGTTGCACGCAGCTCTTTGACTGCTTTTTTGGCTCGCTTATCGGTGACGCCCTGAAAGGTGGACTTCAATAGGTCGCATAAAATTTCATCTGAGTTGCCCTCCATCAAAAGCTGCACGATTTCGGGGGAAATCATCGCTATTTGGTCAACGGTCAAGCTTTGCAGAAAGCGGCGGTCCTCTTGGTGATAGCCCACATAAGTAATAAGGATACCGCGCTCAAGAAGGTAGTTTGCCCCCAGTTCTGATTCTTCAAAAAACCTGGGCATATACCCACTTGAAACCATCCACTTAAGTAGGCCCGAAACAATTTTTGCCCGATCGATTTGTTTTGCGTTGGTGGGCGTCGCTCGTATGTTCGCTTTGCGTAGGGCAACCATAAGCATAGAGGCAAGTTTGCTGATACGCTCGTCGATTACATGGCTTTCCAGGTCGCTTGCGCCCTCCCAAGGAAAGGCATCCGCGCCATGTTTACGCAAATCTTGACTTTTCCCTGGCCACCAATTGCGCCGATCATCATAACTCGTTCGGCACAAATCGAAATAGGTGTGAAGCTCGGTTATGGTGTCGGTGTATGCTTTTTGGAGTTCCTTAACGTTGGGCTCCTTAGAAAAGTAAGCAAGTTCTTTCTGGGATGTGTTTTCGGTCATTTTGCGCTGCGAATACTTCTATCATAGCACGCACAGCAATGTTACTTCCGAGTCCACTTGTATTTCATTTGGTTGCCCTCTTTGTATTCAAGAAAGTAAATCATCTTGCCCACTAGCTTGCCTTGTAATTTTCTGGGCACCTCGACAGCTACACGGGTGCCTCTGTCCCGATGTCTGGCCCAGACGAATCGCTTATTGGGGCAATTGGCTATGACCTGCCCTCGGTATATAACGGGCATGGATATAATGTCATCTAGAACATCTTGGCCTTGCTGAGTAACGTAGAGCACACCATTTGAGTCGATCCACATCATGGCCTCGTCTAAATTCTCGTGCACCATGTCCTTCATCTGTGTGATGCCAATGCCATATTCAGCGTTTAGCTCCTCGACGGTCTTAGAAAACTTAGGTGGTTTAGGCATTTGCACTTCGCTGTCGCCGTAAGTTGGGTTGGTTAAAGCGTCCTCAAAAATCCTTTGACCTTCTTCGTTTATCCAAACAAACCCATTGCCACCTGAAACCATGTCTTCTTTGAGGCACGTCTTAATGATGTGGTCCGCATCTTTTTTAGTTATTTTGTATTGTTTTCTTATAACTGATAGTAGTTTCTTTCCCATAACTAATACCCTCCTGTTCCTTGTACTGTTGTTATCATTCCTTGTTGGTCCACAAAGTCGGGGCCATACCCATCATTGTGCAAGCGCAAGTATCTGAGTAGATCGACAAAATCCTTGAGGGCTTCATCCTTTTTACCTTGATTGGACCAATTAAGTAGTGCTTCTATTAAATTTCCGCAAGATGAGTGTATTGTTAATATAGGCCGATTGGCTTCATCCACGGGCAAATCTGGGTTATATGTGAACCACTCATCTAGTGCTGATAGGCCGGTGTCAATTTCTTGTCCACTCGATGGCACAAAATACATGCCCTTGCGCCCAAAGGATTCAAACAGGTCTATATTGTTTTCGTTCTCCCTGGCAAAGTAACGCGAGTCGCCGATGCGCTCAAATACTTCAACCTCTAATTCATCTTCGATATTTCTAAACAAATCGATGTAGCCTTGGATGTCGTGACCTAATTTCCTGGAAGCTGGCCCTGGATGCCATTTTGGATCGCCGAACTCAGCCCACGGGCCGTAAGTATTATAGTCTGGCCATTCCCGAATAATAGTAATGTATCCTGAACGATCCACTGCGGCCCAGAACGTAGAGTAGTTGCGATTGCCAGCGGGGTCGACGACTTGGTAAATGGTGTGGGTGATGCGCTGGGAATTCTTACTCTTGGTGACCATGTGGGGTATTTGGTTAGTCACGTGCACGGTTGTATTAAAAAGCGGGAACAGGCAAGTGAGTACATTACTGGGAACGCCATGAAAGCGCACCAGCTTTTCCTCTAAGGTTTTGTGGCTGTGAAGCGACACCATGTTTTCGAAACCGGCCCAAGGGTTATGTTCGGATGGCATGTAAACCATACCGATACCTGACTTATGATTGTCGGATAGTTTCTTTTCTCTGACCCACTCTACTTTTTTGGGATCGTCGGGGCCATGAAATACGCGCGGGTTTGTCGGGATGGTTTTGGTAATTCGGCTCTTCTTAATCTTGTCGGCCACAAACGGCGTCATGTGATCAATCGGCGTAAAGGATGTAAAGATAGATGAGCCCCGACGAGGAATCCGGTATAGCAATGTGTTATACAGTTCACCGTTTTCCAGATATTCATCCAGCCACGCACCGACATTAAGTGTAATTGTTTTTTCGGGCATGTTCCAGACCTTATCACCTAGGCGAATCTTTTGCGCTGGTATAGTAAACGGCTGTGGGTCGCGGCTACCATATTCATATCCCTCAAACTTGGCTTTGTTGGCTTGATACTGAGAGTATTTAAAAAACCGGCACAGGCGGGGCTCGGTGCCATCTTCCAAGTCTAAAATAAAACTGCCGCCGGTGAAGCCGTTCTTGTCTGTATACTTCAAGTAACCCTTTTCGGAAATCTTCTTTTCCTTAAACTTGGGGGGCAGGTGTTCATACACATACTTTTGCTGAATGTCCACCGACGCATGATCGTCCTGTGCAAAGCAATAGATTTTATGGCCTGGGTTATGAAGTAGACATTGAACAGTTATCCATGCCCCAAGCCGACTCTTAGCCGAGCCATTACCACCATAGGCGATAACCTCATACCACTTATCGAGCTGGTCGAACACCAAATCCCAACTTGGCATTCGAATACCATGATTGATGGGGTCTTTTTCAAAAAGCTGGATTCGCTCCTCCCTTGCACGGAGAAGTTCCTGAACTCCCTTGTCGCCCTTTTGTTTATGAATGTATCTTAAATCATCATCGGAAGGTATGGGGATAACTGGGTGGGCGGTAACGTTCAATTCTTTGCAAACCTTCCTTTATCTAGCTTGTATCTATAAATGAGTTTCATTTATCCTCTTTGATAGTGCCAAAACACTTTGGATCGTGATTGCATGGATTCCAGAATAAAAATGCCTTCGAAAGCGCCTCGGTGCTCTTCTCGGCCTGCTTCCTAACCATATTCTTAATCAGGTCATGCGTTTCCTTGGGCATTAAGTTTTCTGTTGTTTCCTCCCATATGTGGATAGGAGGGTTTACATACATGTGCGATAACTCATGAATAAGGGTTTTCCAAACCTCCTCATCACCATAGGTCAGCAGATCATCGCCAATAATAAGGTTGGCGCGCAAATACTCTTCCTGTATGTCTATCTTAGCATAGCAATCCGTGTCACCAGATGCCGAGGCCGAAACAATATTAACCTCAGTAATATAAACCGGCATCAGGTGCATTAAACTTCTTAGCGGCGCTACTATCTTGCGCTCAACTAAATCAACATCCTCCCAAGTTTGGGTTTCTGATATTTTTATGTTCATTTTAAAAATTAATCAATCTAGCCGATTCAAAAGTTTACGCATGACCTTCATATTATTTTCCCCTTAATATTCTTAAAATCCCATATTCCGTCTTAAGCCAAACAGAACCACAGCAATGCACCTGTGGCTCACTCAAAAGCTCATCGAACTCAGCCTCGTCCACCTCGTAAGAATACACCCCAAGCTTGCCTTGCTCATCATAGGATGCCTTGGCGAATTGAGTTGCTCTACTAATTGCCGGACTCATGGCGCTCATAAATCCACTACCTCCACATCCTCGTCACTAAGCTGCACCACCTCACCAGTGCCACTGCCCCCACTAAACCCAAGCTCCTTCTTCCGCGCCGCCTTCACCTCCTCCAGCATCTTATCATAACTAATAACATGCTCCACTCGCTGCACCGGCGGTGCATCCCCACGCAACCTAGAAAAATTATTAATCAACACCTGACTGGCCACCGCAGACTCACGCATATTCTGGTGCATCTCACGCAAAGGCTGATTCTTAATTTGCGCCTTCACCTCCTCATCATCACTGTCATACTTCTCCCGAAGCGCCTCACCAGCCATCTCCATGATCTCCAAGTTCGCATCTATCGCCAACGCCGTCCTCACCGCAAACTCCCTCTTAATATCACCAGCAGCCGGACTCTCATCCAACTGCGCCTTCACCTTGCGCATAACATAAAAATTACCAAACCCCTGCTCACGCATGTAATTGTAACTCTTACCCTGCACAAACAAACCAGCCATCTCCAACCAACGCTTAGGATTACGATGAACCAAATCATTCTTAGGCGCATACGACTGAACATCCGCCAGCACCGACGCCAACGTAGTCGATATCTTCGCCATAAACTCCTTATCCTCCATGACTGCCGGTTCTGTGCTATTCATACAACGTACAAACAATGTGTTACTATGGGTAACAAGATGTCAACAACATTATAGGCTCGGAAGCCGGTTATTTTTTTATGGGGGGTGGTGACGTATAATATGTAATGAACCACGCGAACCAACGACCCCCTCCCCCCTCTTAAATGCTGATAATCAACGATTTAATGCATACCGACTATTATTTGCAATTGATTCTGAAGCAATTGGTATATATCACTCAAACATCTATAATTCAATCACTTACACTTCAATTACTGACCTTACTGTGCCGTTTTTGACCCAATTCCGATCATCCTGCGCCGTCCGATCGTGACTGGGAAAC